AAAAAAAAAAAAAAAAAAAAAAAAAAAAAAAAAAAAAAAAAAAAAAAAAAAAAAAAAAATGGCTCTATTCTTCTGCTCTATATATAATATGAATATCTTCCACGAGCTACCTCGTCAGCAAGGTAAAACCTTAGCAGCCGATGCTCGATATTTATATTTATTTAACTTTGGTACTTCGAATGCCACTATTGCATTCTTACATAAAGCACAAGATGGTTCTAAAGATAACTTACAAACTTTAAAGAACCTTCGTGAATGTTTACCGCCATATCTAAGAATGGATGCTCCATTTAATAGAAAAGATGGTAAAGCTGCAAAAGCTTCAGATACAGTATTGCGTCTAGAGCATGCAGTAAATAGAAATAAAATTATCACAGTAGCGTCTGCACGTAATAAAACTGCAGCTCAGAACTTACTACGTGGTAAATCTATCCCTCTATTATGGGGTGACGAATGGGGATTTGCACCATATAATGAAATCATTTATCTAAATACAGTTCCAGCATTCAAGAGAGCTGCAGATAACTCAAGAGCAAATGGTGCGCCTTACGGTATATTATTTACAACTACCCCAGGATTCTTGACTTCTCAAGAAGGGGTATTTGCATTCCAAATGAAAGAAGATGCGGTTCCATTTAGTGAAACTTGGTATGATAAATCTTACCAAGAAATCATGGAAATAATGGAATCCAATACCAAGTCTACTTTCGTATATATTAAGTTTACTTACCAACAACTTGGTTGTAGTGAACAATGGTTCAAAGAAATCTGTAGAACCATGAATAATAAATGGGAAGATATCCGTCGTGAAGTTTTGCTTGAATGGTCAAACTCGACAGATAACTCACCATTTACATTAGAAGAATTAGAAACAATGTCTAGGTTAACTAGAGAACCAACCTCAGTAATAGATGTACTGAATGGTAAGTTCCAAGTTAATCTATATGATACTATTGAATATAATAGAAATGGTCTACCAGTTGATCCACCTATAATGGGTGTCGACGTATCTGGTGGGTACAGAAGGGATAGTTCGGCCATCTCTATTATAGATAGTAAGACGACTAAAGTAATAGCTGACTTTAAGTGTAACTATATTAGCCAAATAGAACTTGCTAAGATTATAGTTGAGCTTACTCAGAAGTACATGCGTAATGTAGTAATAAACGTCGAGAGAAATGGTGGATTTGGCGCGTCTGTTATTGCGTTGCTTAAGAAAGCCGGAATTACTAATAATCTTTATTATGAATTTAAAGATAAAATTATTGAAGAAAGATTCGAAGGGCCTGGAGCTATTAAGAGAATTAAACAGCTCACTAAGGTATTTGGTCTTGATTCAACTAAAGGTGTACGTGAACTTTTAATGGAAATACTAAAAGAGCGTATGGATAACCATAAAGATAAGTTTGTATCTAAACGATTATATGATGAATTCCTTGGATTGGAAGTTAAACGTAATGGTAAGATAGAGCATTCTACTAATACACATGATGATTTAACTTTCTCATATCTAATGGCATTATATGTATGGTATGAAGGTAAAAACTTAAAAGAAGCTTTTGGTATTAATAAAACAGTCTTAAAGACTGATGAAGATGTAGATGATATAGTATTCGATGCCGCAGTAGAAACTGTTGAAATCTATGAAGAAACTATTCAGCTACAAAAAGACTTAGCTAAAGATGATCCATCAGAATTATCTCCTATGGATAAGTTAAAAGAAGCTCAACGAGCTATCGGTATGACTTATCAAGAATGGATAAAAGCCGAGGATGCTAAAGAAAAAGAAGCATTAGAGACTGCGTTACAAGATCCTCAATTCTTAAAGGCTTATGCGTATAAGTATAACCTAACAAAAGAAGATGTAGATCTAATACGTAATCAGCAAGATGGTAAATTACCAAATCAGGCTTTTATCTCATTATATTCTAATGATACACCAACAAATAATGATTCCCATTTATCTGGTAATCTTTCTAGATTCTATAATCAAATGACTGTTGAATCTAAAAATTTAAATATTTACTTACATTTCAGTAAATTTTAAATTAACTATTTAAGGAGGAATCCTATGTTTGGCTATAGCAACGGGAATGCTGGTTATGAACTAGCAAATGAACACCAATTATCTGAAATACTAGCAAACTTCAGTAGCGATTATATCTATGATGTAATTGATAATCATATTAATAAACGCTATGAGTTTGCTATTAATGCAAAACCAAATATGGTAAATGTATTTCGATCCAACTTTGATAATATTAGAGCTAATTATCCAATGGATGTAGAAAATACAAATTCAGTTGAACTCGATGTATATAAAAATATCATCGATACAATCTGTAATAAATGTAATGTATCCCATATTGATGAATCTGATGACAATATTTATTTATTAGCATCTACGTTATATGATTTCTTAGTATGTGGATTTAATGCTCATATGACTAACTTCTTGATTAATCTAATTGTATCTGAGCAGAATTCTATTTATTCTGCTCTCGAATTAGAAAACTTGAAGAAATCTAAAGACAGCTCCACTATCTATAACAAGAAAGTTATGGATAATTCTAAATTGGCAGTAATCAATGCTAATTTACCAACAGTAATTCAATACATCTCTACATTAGACATTCGTATGGATAATATCTTAGCTAATTGCTATCAGCAACCTATTGTAGATTTGCTTACATCTAATTTCAGTGAAGATGTTAATATCTTTACAGATTTTATGAAAACTATTATTTCTAATCAGTACTTATTCCCTGAATATGTAACTGAATTACGTTTACGAATTCAAAATATTAGAGGAGAATACAAATGAGCGAAGAGACAAAATTAGATATTGTTGAAGACCTAAACCTAGCTACAGAAGAAGATGCAGCTAGATTAGATGATAAGAACGTACAAGCTATCGTTCCTGAAGTTCCTCCAACTGCTGAGGAAATTGATGCTATGGAAAAAGTAGAAGTTCTTGAGGAGGATAAGGCTGATGCCGACTTTCCCTCAAATGAAAGCCATGGCGAAGAACCAACTAAAGATGGATCTAAAGAAAACACTCAAGACGTTGAGACTGTTAGCTCCAATGGAGTTTCCGAAAGCAACGAGAATGTTTCTAGCGATCCGGAATTGGAAGAAGCGTTAAAGAAATTTGATGAATTAACAATCTCTGTAGAAGATGTTAAAAAATCCATTTCTGAAAATAAAGAATTCACTAAATTAGATTTGTCTGATGATGATATTCAAAATATTATCGATACATATCTAAAAGTAATTAAAGATGATACTGTTAATGTAACTACTTTACTTACAGCTGGTCTAAAAGAAAAATTCTTAATTCAAGCTAGTAAAGATGGCGTAAATACGTCTAATGCTAAAGAATTAGAATTCTATATTGAAGGTCTTATTCGTGAAGCATGTACTAATGCATTCATGGATAAAGGTAAAGCTTTATTAGATGAAACAGTTAAGAAAGCTACATCTAAATTAGATGAAGATATTTCTATTGATGAATATATTGAAGCGTCTCATAATGATCGTATTCAAAAGATGAATCAAGTTCTTGCTGATGAACAATCTTCTGATAAAGTTAAAGCATTCGCTAAATCTGTAATTAAAGCATTGAATGATTCTACTGATTATTCTGATATCTATGAATTCTTGAAATTGCATAATTCTTATTTCAATGCACTTCGAGCATTCAAACATCAAGAATATTATCGTAGAGAAATTATGTTAGCTTTACAAGCTATTGGGGTTAAGACTGCAAATGTAGCAGCTATTATTGATGCTATTGGCAGATTTAACC